ACACTACTGCTGCTACTAGTTATTCTTTTGCAGGTGGTTTAAATTCTACCGCTAACCCATCATTGAATGGAACTACGGCTTTTGCTTATGGAAATACTTTAAATGTTACAGGTGAGGATGCAGCTGGATTTGGTAAATCAAACACAGTATCAGGTAAGCATGCTTTTAGCGCTGGTGTAAATAATCAAGTGGGTGGAACCAATTCCTTTTCATTAGGGTCAAATAACATTGTTAATGCAGGTGCCGGGATGGCTCTTGGATCTGGCAATACTGTTTCAACCTTTGGTAGTATTGCAATTGGACAAGACAATACACTGTTTGGCGCCCTTCAAACCATGGCTCTTGGATATAACTTGACACCAGGTAGTAAGCAGCGCCAAGTGGTTGTGGGTGCATTTAACTCTGTAAACAATGATGCTAATTTTGTTGTAGGAGCTGGGGTGCAGTCTAGTCAATCTAAAAATGGACTTGAAGTATATAATGATAAAGTAGTAATGCCAGAATACGGAAGTGGTACTGTAACTGGAACTGCGGCTTATAATCTATCTGTTGACGCAACGGGTAAAATAATTGAAACAGCAAACTCCGGTAGCAGTGGAATTGGCGGTGGCGGAACATTAAACGCCATACCAATGTTTACGCCAGACGGCAATACCATTGGCGATAGCCCGATTACAAAGACTGCTTCGGGTAATATAAAAATAGGTAGTGGCGTTATTTTACCACAATATAGTTATTTATATTTTGGTGAAGATACTAATAATCAACTTTCGTTATTTAATAGTTTATCAGGTGCAACATTAAAACAAAATGGAACTGGAGCATTAGAAATAAGTTGTGAAACCGATGTACTAATAAGAAGTAATGCTGGTGGTTTTGGTGGTGAAGCTTTGGCTAAATTTACTAAAGATGGATCCATTGAACTTTATTATGATAACGTTAAAACTTTTGAAACTACCTCAACAGGTGTAGCAGTAACAGGCACTCAGTCTTCTTTTAGCGGGCAAGTAACAGTACCAGCAACTCCATCAGTAGCGACTGATGCGGCTTCTAAAGCTTATGTAGATGCTAGTTCTGGTGGAGGCGGTGCAGGAGCTTATACAACAATAACAAGAACGTTTAGCGGTAACGAATTGGTAAACGCTTTTAATGGAACAGTTGGAGATGAAATAGTATTAGTAACAGTACCTGCTGGATACCAGGCTGTGCTTGAGGGCGATGCGGTATTTTACCAAGATAGTAGCAGTGGTACAACTGATTATGCTGGATCAAGTTTAACTTTAAGAATAACTACATTAGTATCATCCATAACATTATCTTCTACTACACTTACAAACCCTAGTTTTCCTTTTTACATTACAGCCGGGCAGACAGATACGAACAATAGTCTAGGCACTACTAATTTAGGAAAAAATATAACACTTGCAAGCAACAGTACTTCGCAAAGAGCAAATTTTACCGCAGGCGATAGAGACGTTACACTATCATTTACTTATAGATTAATAAATCTTAACTTATAATCTATAGAATTACAAATTAATAATAAAATTAAAAAGCATGTCCTGGAAAATATTAAACATGGAACACAAAACCTCCGATGGTTTTGTAATTGAAGTAACTTCTGCTTATGAAAAGCAAGATGGACCTGGGTATGCCAGTCTTTTATTCGTCAATGAGTTCGAAGAAACAGCTGGCCCTGAATTTATACCATACAAAGATCTGACAGAAGTAGCGGTCATAGGCTGGGTTAAAGATGCGCTTGGCGCAGTGGAAGTGAATAAAACAGAGGCAAGTGTTGACGCGTTAGCTGCCTCAAAAAAGCAAGAAATTGAAAACCCTGCGGTAGAGCCTGGGTTGCCTTGGGTGTAAAAACCGATAAAACCAAGTAATATATAAAGTATAACCGGCACGGGATAGTGCAAACCAATTAATAACATAAAACCAAAACCAATGACAATTTATTATCAAACCAGCTCGTGGGCTGGTCAACCAGAAGTAACCGACAAAGAAATTAAAGCATGGGAGCACGCTTCAACCAAATCAAATTGGCGTATTGTGCAATTGCCAAACGGATTCTATCAAACAGAAATTAAATCTGAAGCCGGCGATTGGAAGGATATAACCCGGCGCGAAACAATAGAAGGTGCAGAGCAAGCAATTGATGCCTCTATAGAACATTACAACAAAAAGCTAGAGTTCTCAAAAGGACCTAGGGTAGTAAAGACTTTTGAATAAGTAATAAATCTAATTTAATTAAATCGAATAATGACTGACAAAATAGTTAAGAATTTAAACTTTGGTAATGAAGCCAAAGATAAAGTCTTTGCAGGAATTGAAAAACTCACAAAAGCTGTCAGCTCTACTTTAGGGGCTAGCGGCAAATGCGTGATACTTGAAGACAATACAGGAAGACCCGTCATAACAAAAGATGGGGTAACTGTGGCAAATACAATAACACTGTTAGACCCGGTTGAAAATATAGGTGCTACACTTATAAAGCAAGCGGCTCAAAGAACGGTTAGCGAGGCAGGCGACGGAACCACCACAGCAACGGTGTTGGCGCATGCAATTTTAAAAGAGGCATACGAAGCGCTAAAGTCGCATGGAACTCGTGAAATTAAAGAAGGTATAACCCTAGCGGTTGAAAAGGTATGCGCGGCATTAGAAAAAACAGCCATACCTGTAACCGGCGAAATGTTAAACCAAGTTGCAACAATCTCAGCAAACAACGATGCTGAGCTAGGTAATTTAATTGCCGATGCGTTTAAGGCTGTTGATAGAACAGGTGTTGTTATAATGGAAACTTCAAATGAAACCACAACGATTACGGAAGTAGTTGATGGGGTTCAATACGAAAAAGGATTAAAGAATTTTCATTTTGTAACAAATAAAGAAACTGGTATTTCTGAGTTAGATAATCCTTTAGTTTTAATAGTCGAATCAGAAGTTCCTAATATAAGAAAAATACAAAGCGTATTAGAATACGTTATTAAAAATAAAAGAAGTCTTCTAATAATTGCAGATGTTGGGCTAGAGGTGTTAAACGCTTTAGCTATGAATCACGTGAAGGGCAATATAAAAGTAAATGTTATCGATGCTCCTACTTATGGAGTAACCAAAAAAGAAGTTATGCAGGATTTAGCACTGTTAACAGGCGCTACTGTAATAAACGAAAACTTAGGGGATGACATGGATTTAATACAACCCGAATATTTAGGGGAATGCTTAAAATCCGTAACAAACAATGAAGAAACGATTTTGCAAATTAGTGAACCCAGTGAGGAAGTTGAAAAGCTGGTGGACCAGGTTAAAAAACAACTTAGTGAAGCTACACTTGCGGGTTACAAAATTCGATTTGAAAAAAGACTTGCTCGTCTCTCCGCTAAAGTGGCTATTGTCAAAGTTGGAGCAAACTCAGAAGTAGAGTTAAAAGAAAAAACAGATAGAGTAGAAGATGCTATTTGTGCTACAAAAGCCGCAATAAAAGAAGGCATAGTTTCAGGTGGAGGTATAGCCTTGCTGAATGCGTCTGTTCTTACAAAAGCTAAAAGCGAAGGTGAAAAGGTATTGTTAAAGGCGATTAAAGCGCCCTACGAAACGATCCTTACAAACGCAGGTCTTGAAATAGTTTACCCCCAAACAAAGAACAAAGGGTTAGACGTGGTTACAGGAAAAGAAGTAAATATGGTACGAGCAGGGATTATAGATCCGCTACTAGTAACTAAAAGCGCTCTTAAAAATGCGGCTTCAGTAGCTACAACAATAATTTCAACCGATTGTGTAATCAATAACTTAAGAGTAGGAGATGAAAGCAATAGGTAGAAACTTAATAGTATTAAAAGAAAAGCAAGGCGCGAAAGAAACAAAGGGCGGCTTACTTTTAGCAGAAAAGCAAAGGGAAGATATTAGATATGCAAAAGCAAAAGTAATATCAGCTGGCGAAGACGTGCAGGCTATAAAGAATAATGATGTTATATATTACGACCGCCACGCGGGCCACAAAATAGAATTTGAAGGCAATATGTATAATGTCATAAAAGCGCAAGATGTAGTAATAGTTGTATGAGGCATTTAGAGGCATCTGATTTACGTTCTTTAAATATTCTAAAGCATTACCGCGTAATTAGAAAATGGACCGCTAAAACACACGGTTTACAAGAAGCAGACTTAGAACTTTTAATATACTTCGACTGCTTGGATCATTTTACTAAAAACGATTATAAGTCCGGAGTGCTTGCATACAGTTGGGATAATAAAAGATGGAATAGACTTTTAAAAGAAGACTGGGTGAGCGTGTGGCGCAAAAGAAATCATACAACACAAAAGTATCACATATATAAAACTTCATTCAGATGTAGGCAAATGATTACACGTATGTATAAAATGCTTTTGGATGAAGAAGAAATACCATTAATAAAAAATCCTAAAACGTATTCAGATCGTGCATTAGGATTAGCTATAAAAAAAATAAACTATGGCAACACTTAATTTTAACCTTCCTAGCATTAAATCTAAGGCTATAAAAGGGCCGCCCGTAGATGTTTCGAGGATTGGACAGACTGGCGATTGGGCAAATACAAGCCAAAGAATAGACCTAGGACTTACAAGCCTGAAAACAACTCAAGATCAAATAGCGGTAAAAGCAGGGAAAGACGATACTAATCTTCAGAGACGTATTGAAAAAGCTGAAAGGCAAGGTAAGGAAGACAAGGTTGCTAGGCTACAGGGTAGGCAAGCTCGTCAAGATGTTCGACAAAAAGCAAGAAAAGGGCGTATTGAGCAGCGCAATGAAGAGCGATTAGCGCAAACTACAAAAAGGCAAGAAGAAAAAACCAAGAAGTTTGAAGCTAGAAGAGCAGGCGCGGATAACAAATACGGAACCGATGACGACACCGTGCCGGTTAGTAGCTTTGGACAATTAATTCAACGAGGGGTTGATTTATTTAAAAAAGACGCGCCAACCACAATGAAGATGTCTGCCAAGCAATATAAAGACGAACAAAAATTTTCTAAAATAGCAAAAGATATATAATATGGCATCAGGAATAGCAAGAGCGGCAGGGCTTGGCATTGGCAAATCCACAGCATCAGGCGCTGGGGCTTTTGGAACGCTTATGGGTGGAGGAAGAAAAAGAGGCCGAATAAGAGATTTAGAATCAAGAGTGGAAGCTCTAGAAGGTTCTAACTCTGAGATGGAAGCAGAAGCCCCGGTAGCGGGAGCAGCAGCACCTTCGACTCAAGCACAGGAAGCGGCCGCGACAGCCCAAGCAATGGGTGGAGCCGCAGCAGGCAGTATAGGGGGCGCAATAGCGGGCGCTAATGAAAGCGCGTTAATACCTACCGGTAGATTTTCTGAGCAAGCCCAAAATACAGCAAATTCTGTTTTTGGAACAGAAGAAGCAAGAAAGGCTAGCCTTAGCCAAATACCAGCAGGCATCGCTTCTGGCAATCAAGAAACAATTGGGGCTATAGCGGATTTAATGAATGAAAACGTATAAATAAATAATCATGGACGATAAAACTAAATCAATAATAAAGCCATCTTTAGAAGGCACAGTGGGTGAGTCTCATATTTGGGATGGGCCATTAGACACTAGCGATTTTCCAATGGGAAAGGGAAGCAGCTCAGGAAAAGCAGGAATGCAAGTAAAAAAATACCCTTGCAAGTCGTATGAATTACAGGGCCCTATTACTCAGCGAGCTAAAGGCACAATGTAATGAGCCCTCAGGATATTAAACTTTACGCTATAAACTCCTTAACATTAGGTGTAACTACATTTACTAAAATAGAAATGGGTTTAAAACTTTTATTATTGGTGGTAACAATCGGATACACCATTCATAAATGGATGGAACTTAAAAAGAAAAAATAATGCCCTACGAACAATCTACTTCTCCTTTTTTAAAAAAGAAAAAACCACCGGCTCCTTCTAAAAAGAAGTCAAAGGGTTATTATAATAAAGCCAACAAAACCGGCACAGGTGCGGCGGCAGGAGGCGGTATGTCTGAAAAAGGTGTAAAAAAATACAAAAGAGACAACCCGGGAAGTAAGTTGCAGACAGCTGTAACGAAAGATCCTAAGAAATTAAAAAAAGGTAGTAAAGCTTGGAAGCGAAGAAAATCTTTTTGCGCAAGATCAAAAGGTTGGAAATCCGAAAGAGGTAGAGCGGCAAGAAGAAGATGGAATTGCTAATGAAAGATAGAGGCGTAGGAGATACTATAGCTAGGTTTACAAAGGCTACAGGTATAAAGAAACTAGCGGAAAAAATTCCAGGAGGATGTGGATGCGAAGCAAGGCAATCTGCTTTAAATAAAATGTTACCATATAAAAATAAGTAAATGGCTTTTAAAATGAACAGCACGCCTTACAAGGTGGACAATACTCCCATATACAATGTAAGTATGGAGGATGGGGTTCTTGGAAAAGCAAACAATAATGGTACAATAATAATTGATGAAAACTTAAGCGCTGCACAAATGCAGGGTGTTATTGATCATGAGAAAATTCACATTGATCAAATGAAACGCGGCGACCTTGATTATGACGATAAATATGTTTACTGGAAAGGTAAAAAATATTTAAGATCAGAAATGCAGGAAGGAAATAAAAAATTGCCCTGGGAGGCAGAGGCATATAGAAACGCATAAAATAAAAAAATGGCATATACACAAGAAGAAGGGCGTGGTAATGGAAATCCTATTATGAAGCTGTCCGACAAATTAAAAGAAGGAAGTGGATTAAAATTACTAGGAGACTTAGACAAAGACGGAACGCTGAATGCGTACGAGAAAAAACGTCAAGCCGCTATTGAAAGCAATAGCCCTGCAACAATGTACGGTGCTCCTATAGAAATGAAGGCAAACAATGGCTCAATGCCTCAATCTGGTTTAAACTATGGTGCACCAATAAAAAATGTAGGAGATCTTAATAAAACAATATACGAAGCTAAAAAAACTGTAGAAAGCATTAAAGCTGATCCACTTGGTAAAAACCAGTCAAGCTCAACAAACCTACCTACGTTTAGGTATAGAGGAAAAGATGCTTTTGCTCAATCACTAAAAGACGATAGTGTTATACAGCCTTCTTTTACTGACCAAGGTGACAACTCTAGCTATAAATACTTGAGCTCACGGTTTGATATAAATCCAACAATCAACGATCCAATGCAAAGAAACGATTTGAGGAATCGCGGGTCTTCTATGGGTTCTAATATAAGCCAAAACACCGTGGCTCAAGATTTAAAAAATAAGCAGGACAATGACGCTAGGTTTGGATACACTGGTGTTAGACAAACATTAAAAGAGGCTAATCAAGGGGCTAAGGTTTCTGCGAATATATCAGAAAATTTACAATCTGCAAAGGCTACTGGAAGTGAAACTAATTTAAAATCGGCAATTGAAACAGCTAGAACGGATATGCGTAATGATAAATTCCTAAGATCCACGCGTCCTGTTATACAACACCCTAAAACTGGTAAAACAGTAATAAGTGATCAAGCCGCGTTTGCTAATGCGCGTATGGTTCAAGATTATATTGATCAAAGCCAGAGTGCAACTAAAAGACAAAATACGGCAGATAACTTAAGGTTTATGAAAGATGATTTTAATAGAGATGTTAAAAGTGGTAAATATAATTTAAATACAAATACAAATTTAAACAGCACTATTAAAAATCTAATGTCAACGCCTAAAAAGAAAGACGAAAGATCTGGTAATTAAAAAGTTAATAATTTGTGTAATAATATAGATATAAATTAAATCTAATATTATGAAAAAATTATTAATTACATTATTGTTTATTTTTGCTTTAACCACATCGAATGCTCAACAGCAATTTGAAGGCGAATGGAAAAGCGAAACTTCTTCTTTTACAACAACTATAATTGCAAGTGAATATGCAGTTTTAAAAGTATTTAACTTTAGTTTTAAAGAAGATCTATATATAGAAGAAACTATATTAAAACAAACAGATCATGAATTTACAACTCGACTATATAATTATAGAAATGGATACGACGTTGTGATAAAATATAAATTAATTGCTGGTAATTTAATATGCGAATTTAGCGGCGATTTACACACGGTAATCAAACTTACTAAAAAATAAATATGGCCTTTAAACTTGGTGATCCAACAGATCCGCCCTCTGGCAGCGGCAATGCTACTGCTGAGGAGTTACGTCAAAAACGTATAGACGCAAGTAAAGCATTAGAAGCTGAAAGGAAAAGAGTTACTGATATCCGATCTAGAATAGATGAAGTAGCAGAAAGTGCGGCCAGTGGAAGCTATACTGTGGACTATGGTATGAATGACGGAAGAGCCGGAGTAAAAGGAGCCGGGGTTGTTCCGCAAAAAACATTTGAGTGGTTGCAAGGTATGGGTGGAGCGGGTTGCTCAACTTACGCTTGCGGCATAATGCGAGAAGCAGGTGTTACAGTGCCCAATTCAGTTGGAGAAGAAGGGGTTACTATAAATAATGTTACATATAAGCCCGGTGATAAAATGCCAATTATACCAGGAAATGAGCAATTTGATGCGGTAGCAGGTCAGCTTGGCTTTGAACTAAGGGCCCCTGGTAGTTCACCTGAAGAGGGTGATGTTACTAGGGTTGGCTACGGATATGGAGCAACAACTCACTCTACAATTCAAACAGGGGATGGTTTAAGTGTTTATAACCCAGGGACACCATCAGAGGGACTGAAGAAGACCACCTATTACTCAGATGCAAAGAATTTTGAGGGTATGAACGAGCAAGCAACAGATCGATTTGTAAGGGAAAGTGAAGGATACGAAGGATTCTATGGCGCGCCAAGAGTTAGCGAAGATAAAAGATTATACGCCGATAGATTAATGCAATATGTAGGGGATTTACCAGCATTGCAAAAACAATATAGAGAGGCAGCGAAAGCGGCAGGCCCCGAAAAAGCTATAGAGTTAAAGCCGGCGGGTATTCAATCGCAACCACCAACAGCGCAGTTACCAACTAATATGTTAAAGTTTTTTAATAGAAACAAATAATTTAATTTAATAAAATGAAAAAGCTAATTTTTATTTTAGCTTTTCTTTGTTTGGGCATTACTAATGCTCAAAATAAACTTTCTATATCTAATTATTTTAAAATACCGGAAAGTTACAAAAGAATAGCTAAAACCGATTACCATAAATGGTTAATTAATAAAGAAATAAAAGTAGAAGAAGTAAAAACCTATGACGGATATACTATATACGGACTAGGAAATCATTATGCCGCGAAGTTTGATTACAATATTGGCAAAAGAGATTTACATCAATGCGCCGATGCCGCTATGTATTTTAGAGCCTGGTATCATTTCAACGAAGGCAACACAAATAAAATAGTATTTACATTTACAGACGGCACAGAGTATAGCTACAGTGAGTTTTTAAAACAAAAAAACATTAGCAATACGTTTAAAAGCTTTAATAAGTACATGGTCATCATCTGGTCTTACGCTGGAACTTGGTCAATAAATAAGTACGATACAATACCTGTTAGCATAAATAATATATCTGCTGGCGATATATTTGTCATAGGAGGGTTTCCAGGTCACGCAGTGACTGTTGTAGATATAATAGAAAACGAATGTGGAAATAAGAAAATAATGCTATCACAAAGTTTTATGCCAGCACAAGACCATCATATATTGTTAAACCCAAAAAGTAATACTGTTTGGTTTGATATAAACGAGGTGCACAATACGGGATTTGGCTTCACAGAAGACAATTTAAAAAGATTTAAAACAAAATAAAAAAAATAAAATGGCATATAAAAAAAGCCCCGCTTCTTTCGTGAAGCATAAAAGTAACGCTGTAGGATATATGGCTGAAGGTTCAGCAGCTCACATGCATGGAGATCCAGACACGCCACACGCGGTGTCAGCTTTAGAAACAGCTAGATCTAGAGCGACTAACTTACGTAATCAAAAAACATCCGATAGTCTTAGCTACGCTAAAGAGTTAGAAAAACAATTTAGAGACGAAAGAGGGCAATTAAACGCCGCTGGCAATAGGCAATTAATGAAAGATGTTAAAAAACGAGCAACTGAAGTTTTTAATTTTGATGTAATAGAACCTACTGAAAACTTTCCAACGACGGGTGTAACCGTACAAGAAGGAACATATTTAGGCCCAGGGTATATTACAGATGGTCAAGAACTAGGATTTGGAAGTGGTATGACTGTTACTCAATTAGCTAAAGATAAGCCACGTTCTGGTTATGAGCAAACAAAAGCAAGAAAGATTTCTAAATTATTAGGCTTAAATTAATGCTAATATAATGAAAAAAATTTGGGAGTGGCTAACTGGTAACGTAATAAAAGAAGTTGGCCAAGTTTTAGACAACCTGACAACTACCAAGGAAGAAAAGCTAGAAGCTCAGCGATTAATAACTGAGATACTAGAAAAAGCCGATAAAGAAGCTCAAGAGCAGGTAACAGCAAGGTGGGAGTCAGATATGAAGTCTGATTCGTTTTTATCAAAAAACATTCGGCCTATGGTGTTAATATACCTAACAGTTATATTTACTGTTTGCGCTTTCTTTGATGGCAACATAGGGCAGTTTAAAATAGCTGAAGAATACATACCAATATTCCAAACATTACTAGTAACCGTATATGGCGCTTACTTTGTAGGAAGATCTTGGGAAAAAGCTAAAAGTATGAGTAATAATAAAGATCAATAAATTAACTTAAATTAAATAAAATGGCAAAGATTACAGAAGAGCAATTAAAAACAATACGTGAATCGCAAACTAAACTTACTGATTTACTTAACAAAGTAGGTTATGCGGAAGCAACAAAACACGGGCTGCTTCATGAATTCGCAAAAGTAAACAAAGAAGTTGAAGACTTTAAGGCAGAATTAGAGGAGCAATACGGTCCAATAAATATTGATGTTGAAACCGGAGAATACACAGAGCTAAAAGAAAATGAATAATAACGTAAGAAAAATCAGCATAGGCTCTGATTATAAAAACGATGCAATGCACTACTCAGTAGGGCAACAGGTTTACGGAGGCCACGAAATATCAAATATATTATTTGAAGAAGCTGATCATTCTTACAATATTTTCATTAAAAAAAATAACGAGGTGTTGCCATGGAAAAAGTTTAATAAAAACATGGCAATATCCGTTGAGTATGACTTAGAGTATTAATGAGAAGTCTTTATCAGTTCATTGTTAAACCTGCTAATAAGCGTTATAATAATGAAAAGAAAATAGGCGACAGTAGCCTCTTACTAAATAATAATATAGAAAGCTTTCGTCACGTTAGCAAAGAAGCAATTGTAGTTGAAATACCAAAAGCTTTTAAAACAAATATAAAACCTGGTGATAAAGTTATAATTCATCATAACATATTTAGAAGGTTTTATGATATAAGAGGGAAAGAAAAAAATAGCGGCACTTACTTTAAAGATGATTTATATTTTGTTAATATAGATCAAGTTTATATGTATAATCAAAATAATAAATGGATACCTCATTTAGATTATTGTTTTGTTAACCCTATTAAAGAAGACGCTATGTTTTCAATTAATTTTGAGAAGCCCCTAGTTGGTATATTAAAATATGGAAACAATGCGTTAGAAGCGCTTAAAATAAGCCCAGGAGACTTAGTTGGCTTTACGCCTTACAGTGAGTTTGAGTTTATAATAGATAATAAGCGTTTATATTGTATGAAATCAAATGATATTGTAATTAAGTATGAGTGTAAAGGAAACGAAAAAGAATATAATCCAAGCTGGGCGCAGAGCGGTTGAGGAGTTGATTAAGGTAGCTAAAGAAGCTATTGTTGATTCAGATGATGATATATCAGCTGATAGATTAAAGAACGCTGCCGCTACTAAAAAGCTAGCTATATTTGATGCGTTTGAAATACTCAATAGAATCGAAGAGGAGCAAGCATTACTTGATGGTGCTAATAAAGAAACGCGAGCAAAGTCTTTCAAAGGTTTTGCAGAAGGGAGGTCTAAATAATGTACGAGCAAAGTTTATATAAAATTTTACCGGACTATATTAAGCCCAGCGTAATTAAGAAAAATAACCGTTATAAAAAATGGAAGTACGGCTATAGCAAGGAGTATGATGTTGTAGTTATAAGCAAGACGGGGCAGATAGGTGAAATATACGAAATACAAAATTTAAAAATCGCGCTGCCAAAAGAAGATAGCGTTTACGCTTCTAAAAAAGATAAATGGGAGAAGCTTGAGTACCCTAAAGAGCTCAGCAAAATAAAAAGTGTATTCGAGTGGAACACAAAGCCCGAGTATTTTAAAGATAAATACTATGATTACATTGATCAAGAATTTAATCGCAGATCGCAGGGGTTTTGGTTCTATAATAAGGGTTTGGCTACTTACATCACTGGTACTCACTATATGTACTTGCAGCACTCCAAGATTGATGTTGGGGCAGCAGAGTTTAGGGAGTCAAACAGATTATTCTTTATATTCTGGGAAGCTTGCAAGGCCGACCCACGATCTTACGGAATGTGCTACCTTAAAAACCGTCGTTCCGGATTTTCTTTTATGTCTTCAGCAGAAACCGTTAATTTGGCGACAATTACGTCAGATGCACGGTACGGTATTTTGTCTAAGTCTGGAGCCGATGCTAAGAAAATGTTCACAGATAAGGTTGTACCAATATCGGTCCACTACCCGTTCTTTTTCAAACCGATCCAAGACGGTATGGACAGGCCAAAAACCGAGCTCGCCTACAGGATCCCAGCGTCCAAGCTCACCAGGAGGAAACTTGACAGTGGGGAAAACCCAGAAGAGCTTGAAGGATTAGATACAACTATCGACTGGAAAAACACGGGGGATAATAGCTATGACGGTGAAAAGCTAAAACTTTTAGTGCACGATGAATCCGGCAAGTGGGAAAGACCAGATAATATATTAAATAATTGGAGGGTTACTAAAACTTGTTTAAGGTTAGGAGCTAGAATTGTAGGTAAGTGTATGATGGGTTCCACAAGCAACTCACTAGATAAAGGTGGCGCTAATTTTAAAAAATTATACAATGCCTCAGACGTTACAAAAAGAAACCGAAACGGACAGACTAGTTCGGGATTATATAGTCTGTTCATACCTATGGAATGGAACTACGAAGGATTCATTGATTCTTATGGCTTACCTGTATTCGACACACCCAATGAAGAAATTAAAGGACCTCACAATGATATAATAGATCAAGGGGTAATACAGCATTGGCAGAATGAAGTTGATGGGTTAAAAGATGACCAGGACGGTTTAAACGAATACTATCGCCAATTTCCGAGAACGGAGCAGCATGCTTTTAGAGACGAAGCTAAGGAGTCTTTGTTTAATTTAACTAAGATATATCAACAAGTTGATTACAATGAAGATTTAAGAAATACAAGCATAGTAACACAAGGAAGCTTTTATTGGGAAAACGGAATTAAAGATACAAAAGTAATGTTTGCGCCAAATAAAGACGGTAGGTTTTTGATATCTTGGATACCAAATAAAAACCAACAAAACCGTGTAATATTAAAGAATGGCATTAAATACCCAGGTAATGAACACATGGGTGCATTTGGTTGTGATAGCTATGACATATCAGGAACAACCGACGGCAAAGGGTCTAAGGGTGCTCTTCACGGTTTAACAAAGTTTAGTATGGAAGATGCTCCAGCTAATTCTTTTTTCTTAGAATATATATCAAGGCCACAAACGGCTGATATATTTTTTGAGGACGTATTGATGGCTTGCATATTTTACGGCATGCCCATACTGGCGGAAAACAATAAACCAAGATTGCTTTACTACTTTAAAAGAAGAGGCTATAGAGGGTTTTCAATGAATCGCCCGGATAAGCTTTTAAATAAGCTTTCAATTACAGAAAGAGAAATAGGCGGAATGCCTAACTCCAGTGAAGACATTAAACAAGCGCACGCGGCTGCTATTGAATCCTACATAGAAGACCATGTTGGTTTAATGAAAGATGGATCTTATGGCACAATGTATTTTCAAAAAACCCTAGAAGATTGGGGTAAATTTAATATAAATAATAGAACTAAGTTTGATGCTTCTATTAGCTCAGGCTTAGCTATAATGGCTTGCAATAAAAACAAATATAGCCCTAGGGCTGAAAGAACATTAACATCACATACTTTAAGTTTTAAAAAGTACAATAACAAAGGACATAGTTCAAAAATAATATAAATGGTATATACTAACTACAATAGTTCATTTCCTGACCAGGTGGTACCTGCTGCAGAAAAGCTAAGCTTAGAGTATGGAGAAGCCGTAGGTAGAGCTATCGAAAACGAATGGTTTAGAAATACACGGTCGGGAGGAGATAGATTTATGGCTAACTACCAAAATTTTCATAGGTTAAAGCTTTACGCTAGAGGTGAACAGTCTATACAAAAGTACAAAGATGAGCTAGCGATCAATGGAGACTTATCTTACTTAAACTTAGATTGGAAACCAATTCCTGTAATATCTAAATTTGTAGATATTGTTGTTAATGGAATGTCCCAAAGATCTTACGAGATAAAAGCATTTGCGCAAGACCCTGAGTCATTAAAGAAAAGAACAAATTACGCTGAAAGAATAATGCGTGATATGATGGCTAAGGACTTTTTAGACAACGTACAAAACACGTTAGGTGTTAATATGTATTCTACCGACCCTGAATCTTTACCTAATGATGTTAAAGAGCTAGGCCTTAAAATGCAGCTAGAATTTAAAGAGTCTGTTGAGATAGCTGAAGAGCAGGCAATAGATACTATATTAGATAAAAATAAATACGACCAATCCAGAAAAAGAGTTTTATATGACCTGGTTGTATTAGGAATCGGCGCAACAAAAACAAATTTTAATCCAACAGAAGGTATTACAATTGATTATGTTGATCCCGCTAGTTTGGTATATTCTTATACTGAGGATCCAAATTTTGAAGATTTATATTATGTTGGCGAAGTTAAAACTTTGTCATTGTCAGAAGTTAAAAAGCAATTCCCTTATTTAAGTGATCAAGACTTACAAGAAATACAAAAGTTTGGTAATTCGCCTGGTAACTATTTAAGAAATTACGCAGGAGATAACACGGATGATCAAGTTAATGTGTTATATTTTGAATACAAAACTTATAACGATCAGGTTTTTAAGATAAAAAGAACTGATACAGGATTAGAAAAAGCTTTAGAAAAACCAGATACTTTTGCTCCACCGCCGAACGATAATTTTGAAAGAGTAGGTAGAACTATAGAGGTTTTATTTAGTGGTGCTAAAATTCTTGGTCAAAACAAGATGCTAAAATGGGAGTTAGCAGAAAATATGACTAGACCATTTGCGGATACTACTAAAGTCAAAATGAATTATTCTATTTGTGCACCTAGAATGTACAAGGGGCGAATAGATTCTTTAGTTAGCAGAGTAACTGGCTTTGCTGATATGATACAGCTAACGCATTTAAAGATGCAACAAGTAATGTCCCGTATGGTTCCCGATGGAGTTTATGTGGATGTTGATGGTTTAGCTGAAGTAGATCTTGGCAATGGCACAAACTATAACCCAGCGGAAGCATTGAATATGTATTTCCAAACAGGTAGTATTGTAGGTAGATCTTTAACGCAAGACGGAGATATTAACAGGGGTAAGGTGCCTATACAAGAGTTGCAGTCTTCTAATGGAATGGCTAAATTGTCAGCATTGATACAAACATATCAGTATTATTTGCAAATGATTAGAGACGTGACCGGTCTTAACGAGGCTAGAGATGGCGCAATGCCCGATAAAAACGCTTTGGTTGGTTTACAAAAAATAGCAGCTGCAAATTCTAATACAGCTACAAGACACATACTACAGGCTCAGTTATATATTACGCTATCTACTTGTGAAAACATTGCTTTAAGGTTAGCAGACGCACTAGCATATCCGTTAACAGCTCAATCGCTAAAGCAGTCAATTAGCACTTATAATGTGGGCACTTTAGAAGAATTAGCCACGTTACAAATACATGACTTCGGTATATTTTTAGACTTAATGCCGGACGAAGAAGAAAGAGCAAAGTTAGAAAACAATATACAGACCGCCCTATCTGCAGGTTTAATTGGCTTGGACGATGCTATTGATATTAGGAATATATCAAACATTAAAACAGCTAATGAATTTTTAAAGGTTAGGCAAGCTGAAAAAGCAAAGCGTGATCAACAAGCACAGCAAGCTAATATTGCGGCTCAGGCTCAAGCTAATTCGCAATTAGCACAGCAAACAGCATTAGCAGAAACACAAAAACAACAAGTTCTTACAGAACAAAAAATACAGTTAGAACAAGCTAAAATGCAATTTGGTATACAGCAACTACAGCAAGAAGCTAATATTAAAAAGCAATTAATGGGAGAAGAGTTCAATTACAATATGCAATTAGCAGAAATGAACACAAGATCCCAAATGGGTAAAGAAAATAATAAAGAAGATCGTAAAGACGATAGAGCTAAGTTGGTCGCCACGCAACAAAGCGAATTGATCAATCAGCGTCAAAATAACGCACCGCCTAAAAACTTTGAATCATCTGGAATGGATGTTCTTGGCGGGTTTGGTTTAGAACAATTTGAACCAAAGTAAAGTAAATTTTTAATTATTTAATTATATTATATTATGTCAGAAGTAAAACAAGAAGGGGAATTTAAAATTAAAAAAAGAAAAACCCCTAAAAAATTGGTTAAAAAAGACGAAGTAGTTAAAGTCGATTTATCCAAACCAAAAGAAGAGGAAGTTACTAAAGTAGTAATTGACGAACAACCAAAAGAAGAAAAAGATGCCGTTCAAGAGCAAAGCACAGATGCAAGCAATGATACTGTCGAACAATCCGAAAACAGTAGCAACAGCGAAGAAGTGGTTGAAGAAGTACAAGACGCCACTACAGAAGCGAATGAAGGGGTACTGCAAGAAATAACAGACGAAGAGGTAAAAGAAGAGGTTGCAAATCCGCAAGAGCTAGTTGAAGAAACTATAGCGGAAATCAAGCAAGAACATAGCTTACCTGAAAACATTCAAAAGGTTGTAGAATTTATGAATGAAACAGGCGGAACATTGCAAGATTATGTACGTCTAAACGCTGATTACTCTAATGTAGATAACGTTACATTATTAAGAGAGTATTATAGAAAAACAAAGCCTTATTTAGAAGGCGAAGATATTAACCTTTTACTTGAAGACTTTTCATATGATGAAGAGCTTGATGAGGAAAGGGATGTGCGCAAAAAGAAAATTGCGTACAAGGAAGAAATTGCAAAAGCCAAAAACTATTTGGAAAGTTTAAAGGGTAAATATTACGAGGAAATCAAGTTGAGGCCCGGCGTAACCCAAGACCAACAAAAAGCTACGGATTTTTTCAATAGATACAACGAAGAGCAACAAGCAAATAAGCAAGTACGCGATGCGTTTTTAAAAAGTACCGAAAATTACTTTAACAATGATTTCAAAGGTTTTGATTTTAGTGTAGGTGAAAAAAAATACAGGTACTCAGTAAAAGACACTAGCTCAGTTATGAATGAACAAAGTGATTTAACAGGTGTTGTCGGAAAGTTTCTAGACAAAAACGGCCAAGTTAAAAATTACTCTCAATATCATAAAGCTATATTTGCAGCCAGAAATGCCGACACGATTGCCCAGCATTTTTATGAACAAGGCAAAGCCGACGCAGTGCGTGATATAACAGCTAAATCTAACAATGTTTCGGCTGATGTAAGACAATCTGTTCCAGGTAATGTTTTTGTTAATGGGATAAAAGTTAAGGCTGTTAACGGTGTTGATTCTTCAAGATTAAAAATTAAAACACGAACTAAAAACTAATTTTAAAACATTTTATTATGGCAGGAAATTTTGTAAACGGTGGTGCTTTTCCAGCGTCCACGTTGCCTTCACAAAAGCAACAAGCGCTTAGCACTAACTATTTAAACTTTACTGACGGATCAGGGAATGATTTTGCACAGCAATATCTACCCGAAATCTACGAAGCAGAAATAGAACGATATGGAAATCGTACTATCTCGGGCTTCTTACGAATGGTAGGAGCAGAAATGCCTCTACAATCTGACCAAGTTGTTTGGTCTGAACAAAACAGACTACACGTATCTTACCAAGATGTGGGTAGTGACCAAGCTGCTACATTAACTTTGCCAGCTGGCCACGTTATTGTACCAAACATGACTTTGGTAGTTGGCGACAACAAAACAGTAGGTGGATCACCAAAAACTGAAAAAGTTATTGTAGGTGCTGTAACCGATACAACTGCGACTGTATATCCTTATCAAGCTGCTGATTTGAGTGGTTTAGGAGCTGTACTTAATGTATTTGTATATGGTTCTGAATTTGCTAAAGGTACAGTAGGATCTACAGCAAATATCACTCCATCTTTTACGCAGTTTTCTAACTCACCAATCATTATCAAAGATAAATATTCTATCTCTGGTTCTGACACGGCTCAGATTGGTTGGGTAGAAGTTGCTACTGAAGCTGGAACTTCTGGATTTTTATGGTATTTAAAAGCTGAAGGCGAAACTCGTCTACGCTTTGAAGACTACCTAGAAATGTCTGTAGTTGAAGGTGAGCTTGCTGATGCCGCAGGTGGTTTTGCTACTAACCAAGCTTTAGTGCCTGGATTTAGCGCAACAATCAACGGTAAAGGTACTGAAGGTTTATTCGCGGCTATTGAAGATCGTGGTAACGTATATACTAATGCTGATTTCGGCGGAACTGGAGTTGGCTCTGGTATTGCAGAATTTGACGTTATTCTTAAGCAATTAGACACTCAGGGAGCTATTGAAGAGAACATGCTTTTCTTGGATAGAGACACGAATCTAGCTTTTGATGATATGCTAGCTAACATCTCTTCTGGAGGTCAAGGCGGTACTGCTTATGGATTATTTGAAAACTCTGAAGAAATGGCATTGAACCTAGGGTTCAGCGGTTTCCGCAGAGGTTCTTATGACTTCTATAAGACTGATTGGAAATACCTAAATGACATCTCCACTCGTGGTGGTATGGATGACATTGATGGTGTACTTATTCCAGCTGGGACTTCAACTGTATACGATCAAATCCTTGGATCAAACATCCGTAGACCATTCTTGCATGTACGTTACCGTGCTTCGCAAGCTGATGACAGACGTATGAAATCTTGGATTACTGGTTCTGTAGGTGGAGCTGCTACATCTGATCTTGACGCTATGGAAGTACACTTCCTATCTGAAAGATGCTTATGTGTGCAAGCTGCAAATAACTTTGTGTTATTTACATCTTCTCCAGTAGTATAATTATTCTGTAGTAATTACCCTCGTTGAACTGACGGGGGTAGTTATTACTTTTATTAACATTTTTATTTTATTATATTATGGCTAAAGAAGCTAAAGCAGTAGAAAAAACTGAGGTTGCACCTCAACCGACTGTAGAAAAAAAACAAACAGTTAAACCAAAACAAACGGTACCAGAGTGGGAAATTAAAGATAGAACTTATTATTTAATAGGAAAACGCAACCCATTAACTCATATAATCCCGGCTAAGCATAGTAGAAGATATCCTTTATTATGGTTTGATGAAAAAGCGGGTAAGCAAAGAGAATTGCGATATGCGACTAATCAAAGCTCTCCTTTGGTAGACGAACAAAAAGGTGAATCAACAATGGCCCACATTATATTTAAAGAGGGCACTTTGTTTGTTCCAAAACAAAAACAAAATCTTCAAAAACTCTTGTCTTTATATCATCCAATGAAGGATAAAATATACAGCGAGTTTGATAAGGTTAGCGATGCTAAAGATGAAATTGTAGAAATTGAAATGCAAATTGAAGCATTAAACGCGGCTAGAGAAATGAATGTTGATCAAGGCGAAGCAATTTTAAGAGTAGAGCTTGGATCTAAGGTGACGGGAATGTCATCTAAAGAAATAAAAAGAGATTTATTAATATTTGCAAAAAATAATCCAAATTTGTTTATTGAACTTGCTACAGATGAAAATGTTCAACTTAGAAACATGGCAATTGTTGCAACAGAAACAAATATAATTAAACTATCGGGTGATAATAGAACATTTACTTGGGCTTCTAATAATAGAAAGCTTATGACAGTTCCGTTTGATGAAAACCCATACTCTGCTATGGCTGCATTCTTTAAAACCGACGAAGGTATTGAAGTTTTAAGGTCAATAGAGAAAAAGTTACAATAACGTGTAATAATAATGCAAGCGGTAGTTTATTCTGCCGCTTAGTGTTATAATAAATAAAACAAATGGCGGTAAGCGTAGATCAAGTGTATAGAACTGTTCTATTAATAATGAACAAGGAACAGCGTGGTTATTTAACACCTGATGATTTTAATAAAATAGGCACTCAGGTACAGCTTGAAATTTTCAATGAATATTTTGAGGACTTAAATCAACAGCTACGTATTCCTGAAAATGATAGCGAGTATTCTAATAGAGTAAAAAACATAGAAGAAAAGCTAGCCCCTTTTAAAACTATACCAACTTCGGTGGCCTATAATTCAAATTATTTTAATTTACCTACAACTTCTTCACTAGTAGGTCAAGAGTCGTTTACAACTGTTAGCGGTCAACAAGTATATAACTTTACGGTTTTACTAGCATCAAGCGTTATATCGGGCACTATAGAAGCTTTTTTAAATGGCGTTAAAATTATACAAAATATAGACTATACTATATCTTCTGGTGGTGGTTTTATACAGCTTACAAATATTCCTACAAGCGGTGATGATCTTCAAGTAAATCTTTATCAAGATGATTTTTACAAAATAGGCACAGTCATATATGACGACGAGCTTGAGGTTGAAAGAATAAACCGGAATGATTTTTTGCATGTGAATATGTCTCCTTTGACAAAACCCACGACAGAATATCCCGTGTATATTTTTGAAGAAAATAAATTATACGTATACCCAAAAAGTATACAAAGCGATATTAAAGTTTCTTATCTAAAGAAACCAGCTAATGTTAATTGGGGGTTTACTTCCAATGGTAATGGTTATATATATGATCCGTCTACAACTGTTAATTTCTTGCTACAACCAACAGAACAAACTTCTATTATAACAAGAATACTTTTATACGCTGGTGTTGTAATAAAAAACCCACAATTAATTCAATTAGCAGCTGGGCAAATTCAATCAGAAAAAGTAAACGAAAAAAGCTAATATATGGGATTAATAAACGAAACAAATCAACAATATTACGCGGCTTCGCAGGTTATACATCAAACACTGTTAGGGGTAACTTCACTGCAATATACGTTTGACGAAAAAATAAAATTGTACGACAATGGCTCATGGAATCCTTCTGATGTAAACTACTGGAAAAATAATTTTGTATTAGAGTATAGTCAATCTGGGCTTGATCCATATATACCGGTTAGCGTTGAATACGCATTATCAAAAAACTTAATAACATTAACCACAGGCGATTTTGCTGTGGGATTTTATAGAGTTCGTTTAAAAGAAACTAATTATGGAGATTACGCGGGGGTAAGCCTTAAAGACGTTGTTAATAATTTTATTGTAGCATATGTAGGGGAGGGTAAGATTATACCAAGCGTTAAAAGAACAGAGGTAGTTTTCCACGCGAAAAGAGGTATTCAAGAATTTAGCTACGACACTTTAAAGAGTGTTAAGCAACAAGAATTAAGTATACCAAATAATCTTTCAGTTGTACTTCCACAGGATTATGTAAACTACGTTAAGCTATCATGGGTCGACAAACTGGGTGTTAAGCATGTTATATATCCAACCCGCCTTACTTCCAATCCTACTGATATGCCAATCCAGCAAGTTGATAATGGTGTACCTATACAGGATGAGTATGCTGAAAACTTGCAGGGCACGCCGATTATAGACGAAAGATGGAGTGATGCTAATATGAATAAAATTACAGGTGCTAATGACAGTGAATTTTATAACAGTTATGACGCAGAAATAGACGCTTACACATGGAGAGGTAATACGCTTGGTCAGCGGTACGGCTTAAACCCAGAGACCACAAATATTAATGGATTTTTTACAATAAATGAAAGAGAAGGTAAAATCTCTTTTTCAAGTAATCTTGTAGGAAAACTTATAATATTTGAGTACATATCGGATGGACTAGCATATGATAAAGACATGTACGTGCCTAAGCTGGCTGAGGAGGCTATGTATGCTCATATAGCGTACTCTATTTTGTCTGTACGTATGAATATGCCGGAATACCTTGTGCAAAGATTTAAACGCGATAGAAGCGCTAAATTACGTAATACAAAAATAAGACTCTCAAATCTAAAGCTAGAAGAAATTACGCAGGTATTTAGAAATAAATCTAAATGGATAAAACATTAAATTAAATGGCTGAAGCTAAAAATAATTTTCTAAAGGCAAAAATGAATCAAGACCTGGA